TCCAATCGTTACTGTTTATGGCCCAGGCCAGGTCAGCATCTGGCGTTATAAGATATCCTGTCTTAGTAATATTGAGATACCCGGAACCATCACCATATTTTTTAATATCTGTGGATATGGCGAATCCCTCACCAACTGAACCTATAAACCGCTGATAAGGCGAACTATCTGTGATGATAGGGTCGCTATCAGTGTTTAGCTTTAAATATATTTGCGTATTTAACGTAATCGGTGTAGCCATTTACCTCTGGTGCGGATTTGGGGCAATCCACTGATACCCTTCGGCGTTAGCCGATTGTTATTAATTCTTTATAACACAAAAAAGTTACGGGGGCAACCAGATTTTAACCTGATTGCCCCACGATTGATTTTATCGAAACTGTCCTTCAGCCCAGACTTGACCTGCGGTCGCGCCTTTGTTGAAGAAGATACCCGTTGAGAAATGCTTCCCTTCCGGGAAGAGTAGTTGAACCACACCATTCGCTGCCGGGAAAACAAACACTAATTTGTCATCGCCTGCCACAGTAAGCCCATCAATAACAGTACAAATCTCACCCGCAGTAACGCCTTTATAGGCAAGAGAGATACTGAAAAGATAGCCCTCGCCCGTTTTAACGAGCGTATCAGCCGTAACTAATCCAAAATCTGCTGTTGCTTTTCTTTCCATACTACCTCCTAACCTACGCTCTCGGAGCTGCTAGAGCTCGAAGAACTTGACAAACTACTGCTTGACGAACTGCTGCTGGAAAAACTACTGCTAGACGAACTTGAACTTGACGAGCTGCTGCTAGAGCTTGAGCTGCTTTCGCTGGAACTCGAAGAGCTTGAGCTTGAGCTACTAGAACTCGAAGATGAGCTGCTCTCGCTAGAGCTAGAAACGCTTTCGCTCGAACTACTACTAGACGAACTTGAGCTGCTTGAGCTGCTAAAACTTGAACTGCTTGAGCTAGACGATGAGCTTGACAAACTAGATGAACTAGAACTCGAAGAACTTGAGCTTGAGCTAGAACTTCTTGAGCTAGAGCTTGACGATGACGAGGAAGAACTCGAAGAGCCAACCACGTCACCGATGCCAAGCGTGCTAAAGTAATCCGTGTCAGTCAATGACGAGTCAGCATCGCAAGCGTTCAGCGCGCCGTCAAAATTATTAATAGCGACATCAAGGAAATCAACCAACGCATCCTGGTGTATACCATTGGGGTTTATCTCGGCCCCGTACTGGTCTACCAAATACGCACTAGACGAAAACTTGAGGTCGGTAAAAATAGTCGTGCCGTTTACGCCATCATCTGCTGCAAGCGCGTCCATCAAAGCGTTAAAATTAGTGCGGAACTGCTTCAAGATAGAAACCAAAGCACCTTGAGGCATGCCGTTGGGTTGAAGCTCTTTCCCGTAAGTCGCGCCAATGGTGGGGTCGGAAATCGTGTAATCGCCGGTGTAGTCGGTGTCGCCTAAATCGGCGTCCAACTTCACAAGCAATGCGTTGAAATTGTCATAAAAGTCTACGAGTAAATCGTAGATACCTTTCTGCCAAAATCCACGTTGTTTGATAATTTCTGTAAACCCCATTAGTCACTCCTTTTAGTTGTACTTGCCGATAACCAAAACCTCAATGGTCGTGCCTGTGAAATCCGTAGCCGCGCTTCCTGCCGCATTCTTCGACACCACAGTAACGGTTGTACCGCTATATGATGTCTGCAAGGTCTGGCAATCCGCGTCCATGCCAGCGGTCAAATGCGCTGACGCTCCGACAATCTCGGTAACGTAAGCCGACAAATCAATGGTGTCCGATGCCGCCGCGATGGTCGAGGTAAACACAAACACCTTATACTCTCCACCCAACTCCGTCCTTTTTGCTAATGTACCGGTAATCGCTCCCATGAGTTACTCCTTTTAATTAGCCGGGGATATTTCACCCCGGCATATTGTTAATCATTACGCTGTGGTGGCCGCTGCTGATGCCGCAAACATGGTCACAACGCCGTAATCCAACGAGTTGAATATCGGCTTTAAGCAACCAAATATTGCGCCGCAAGAAAAACCTTGCTTGTTACCGTAGTCAAAGGATTTCTCCTGCCACGATACCGGCTTACCCCACGCAATCACGCCTGCTTGCTGACCGCACAACACGTTGCGGGCCACGTAAGCAGAGGTATCGCCATCATTCGTGCGATAAACATATTCATGCTCATGCACGATGATGCCGTTGTAAATGCCTAGCGCACCAGAGAAAATCGGGTTATCGTTACCCCTGACTCCTGCCTCACGCTGTGCCTGGTTCCATACGCTGTCTTGGCGCAAGTTGGTGGCATCATAGGGGTGCAAGATGGCCACGTAATGTTCTTTGCCGTTAATGCGCAAAGGACGGATTCTTGGACTTGCAAGCTTAGCCATCTGCTTGGCCGCATCCAAAACCTTGGTGTCCATCTTCATGGCAGTAGTGACATCACCAGTAGACGATTGGCCGCCGGCCCATATTGACCTAGTAGCTGCCGCTGCTGTCGGCGTGTTGGCAAACGTTGATGTGGTTTTGCCGCAAAGTTTATCCATGATTTCTTGGTCAATGCGTTCTGCAATCCAATCCGCTAAACGGTTCTTGGCCGAATCGCGCATATTGTAGCAGTTCTTTTGCTCGTCCATCTCGCCGGTCAAGCGTACGGCGTTGCGAATCTGGTCGATAGAAACATCTTCTTCGTAATCGACCATTACCTCTTCCTGCCCCTCAAGCTCGCTATCGCCGGAAACGCCAGAGCCGGACAGCTTCATACCAAGACCGAAGTTAATCTTATCGCCTTTACCTTTCTTTAAGTCAGTCAACTCTTGAATCATTGACTGCTCACTTGACCCAATAAACCTCTGCATAAACAGCAAATCACGTGCATCTGCCATTAACTGCTTGCGCCATAACTCCGCGCGCAAATTAGCGGTACTGATACTATTACCTGTTGCCATTATTTACTCCTTAAATTTAACCAAATTGTTTTAATATCTTACTCCTCTTGTCTTTCGGCAACCTGGCAAACGCCGCATCAGACATGTTAAGAATATCATTCATACTCATGCCATCATCAGCATCGCCGCCACCGTTAAAGCTTCCTGATGTCCGGGCTTTGTTCTTATTCTCGCGCACTCTGCGCTCTTTCTCTTCCGCTTCTAAGCGTAATTTTTCCTGATTATCAGGTTTAACCGCCGGCTGTGCCGGGGCTTTTTTCGCCCTTATCTTTTCGATAGCATCCTCGAAATCAGGGTCGGATTTAATTGTTTTGTAAACCATTTCGATGACATTCTCACCAGAATTCATCGCGTTTTGTATCTTCTTAGTGTACGGGTTGCCCGGTTCGTCAAGGTTGCCAATGACTGTGCCGTAGCAGTCCATGACATCTTGAAAGTCCTCGTATTTGTTCTTCGTAACTTCCTCACAGATTTTAATATAATTATTCGTCATAATCTGCTGCTGAGGAAAATCACTAGTCGGATCATCTTTCTTATTCGCTGCCGCCTGGCTTTGCTGCAATATTTTCTTCATCTCACCGCGCGAGATAAACTCATCATCGTCACCGTCAAGAATGGGGTCAGGTTGTACTGGGGCCTGTTGTGCCGGTACACCCTTCTGCTTCGCTATACTAAATTTCAAAGAATCTAACTCTGCCTCGGCTTTCTGCCGGGCTTTACGTTCGTTCTGCATCTCATGAAAATAGGCCTTAGTGCGAGGATCATAATTAGATGCATTTTTAACGATGTCCCGCTCTTCATGCGGTTTATCAAGCTCATCTTGAATGCGTTTTCTTTCGGCATATTCCTTTTCCTTTTCTTCGCGCCTTAAGTCTGCCGGGGTTTTCTCCCGGGCCTTATCTTCTTTTTTTCCAGCATTTTCTTGGGGCTTTGCCTCTTCTTCTTTTTTTTTATCACCGTCAATGGTTTTATCCCAATCAACCTCATCCTCGCCATCAGGCACAACGCTCATATTGTCCGTTGAACTCATAATAGCTCTGGTTTCGTCTGCTGATAACGCCTCACCTTTGCTCACCTTTTCTTGTATTGCGGATAAATCCGACATTAGAAACCTCCCGGCCTATGGCCGTTGTTGTTGCGCGGCCTGTTGTGCCATCAATTGCCGCTGTTGTGCCATCTTCGCCTTAATCCCGTTGGCATCCGAGATGTCCATGTAATCAATGATTAACTCCGGCGGTAAGGCTTGCCCTACCGGTGTCTTCGCCAACTCCACAAGCTGGTCGAATATTTCGGAACGCATCGTCTTGGACTTATCGTTCTCGGTGATTTCAATATCGTATTTATTGTCTTTTACCAAAGTAAGGAACGCCGACAATACGCCATCAGTCAACCCTTCTGGATAACGCTCGCTCTTCTCGGTCATTAAGTAGGTCTGCCCCAACACCTTCTTAAGCTTAATCGTGTCGAAGCAATGCGGTATCATCTGCAACACGAACTTGCCCACTATCTCTTTAGTCAACCGATAGTTGGTAAACTGCGGTATTAAAATGGTTACGGCCTGCTTGATGCGCAAGGCAATGGCGCGACCGGATGCCGTTTCGCCCTGCATCCCCATCAGGTCGGTGTTAACGCCCGACACCTGCTTGAACTCCATGTCCGCCATCTGCTCGCGGTTAAGCTGGCCAGACGGTATGCCTTTAACATTTATCTCGCGGATGTTTGTGCCGGGTCTTTGCTTAACCACCACGCCGGGC